AGACGATCTTAAATCAGAATTTGAAAAAATGATTGCTGGCGACGAAGGCGCTGGTGATGAAGAAGAATCCGACGACGACGAAGACGAAGACGACGGTGAAGAAGATGACGATTCAGAAGAAGAGTCATTGAACTTTGAAGCAACTGAAGAAGAAGTTGACGAAGCTACTGACGAAGTTGATGAAGCAGACGAAGAAAAATCTGAAGCTGAAACAATGCGTGAGTATGTTGAAAAAGTTACACACAAGCAAGGTGAGGACAATAAAGCGAAATCACCAGTAGCAAGTGCTAACGACATGGGCGGAGAAGCTGGAAACATTGCACAAGGCGGTGAAGAAAGTGGACGCACAGCAGAATCAGCAAAAGAAGAAGACGCAGGCAATGTAAATAAGCCAGGCGGAAAAGCTTCTAAATCTTTAAAAGGTGATTCAAAAGGCCACGGCGCTGAGAAGAAGAGCGCAGGCGAAGCTGCAGACAACAAAAAATCTGTTGTTGGCAAGTAAATTAGGAATATCTGAATGAGAAACCTACGAGAGACATTGACATTCGACCAAGCTAATTTGGTTATTGAGTCTGCTAACGAGGGAAAAGACCTATACCTTAAAGGTATATGTATACAAGGTGGGGTGCGTAATGCTAACCAACGTGTATATCCTGTAAACGAAATTGGCAGGGCTGTCAAAACTCTTAATGATCAAATACAAGGAGGATATAGTGTTCTTGGAGAAGTTGATCATCCAGAAGGACTTAATATTAACTTAGATCGTGTATCACATATGATTGAATCATGTTGGATGGACGGGAATAATGGTTATGGAAAATTGAAAATATTACCAACCCCAATGGGACAACTAGTTAAAACAATGCTTGAAAGCGGAGTTAAATTAGGTGTTTCATCTAGGGGTTCGGGTAATGTATCAGAAGACGGGTCCGGTGAAGTATCGGACTTCGAAATAATTACTGTGGACGTTGTGGCTCAGCCTAGCGCCCCAGGAGCATATCCAACACCAATCTACGAGCATTTAATGAATGCACGTGGAGGAATGGCGGCATATGAACTAGCACAGGCAACAAAACAAGACCCAAAGGCACAGAAATACTTAAAAGAATCGCTGATTAATATAATCAGTCGACTCCAATAAAAGGAGATAATTATGTTGGATGCATTAAAAACACTTTTTGAAAACGATGTAGTTTCAGAAGATGTGCGTCAACAAATTCAAGAAGCATGGGACCAGAAGGTGACAGAAAATCGCCAAGAGGTAACAGCAGAACTACGTGAAGAGTTTGCACAGAAATACGAACACGATAAATCAACTATGGTTGAAGCTATCGATTCGTTAGTAAGTGAAAAACTTGCAGAGGAAATTTCCGAGTTTGCAGAAGACCGCAAACAACTAGCAGAAGCAAAAGCAAAATATGCGGTAGCAATGCGTGAAAACGCAGGACTACTAAAAGAGTTTGTTATTGAACAACTAGGTAAAGAAGTTTCTGAATTACACGAAGACCAAAAAGCTATGGCTGAAAACTTTAGCAAATTGGAAGAATTTGTCGTCGAGCAACTTGCAAAAGAAATTGCAGAATTTGCAGAAGATAAAAAAGATTTAGCCGAAACAAAAGTACGATTAGTACGTGAAGCTAAATCACACTTCGCTAAAGTCAAAAAAGACTTTATCGAAAGAAGTGCAACTAAAGTATCTGAAATTGTTGAATCAACACTTAACAGTGAGATTGGACAACTTAAGGAAGATATCGAAGAAGCACGTAGAAACGACTTCGGTCGTAAGTTGTTTGAAGCATTCGCTAGCGAATACTCAAATAGCTACTTAAATGAAAAGTCGGAGACTGCTAAACTAATGAAAGTTTTAGATGCTAAAGATCTACAACTTGCAGAAGCAAAAGCATTTGCGACAAAGGCAAAACAATTAGCTGAATCAGTTAATGTTGAAAAACAAAAACTAATCGAATCAGCAGAAAGAGCAACCGTTCTAAATGAATTGACAGGACCTTTATCGAAAGATCAAAAGGAAATTATGTCAGACTTACTGGAATCAGTTCAAACACCTAAACTACGTTCGGCGTTTGATAAGTACTTACCTACTGTTATTGACGGTAATACTCCAGCTAAAAAGAAGGCGCTTACAGAAGGCAAAGAGATAACAGGCAACAGAGAAGAAATGACAACAAACAGTAGACAAGCAGAGGACAATAATGTCGTTGACATTCGTCGTCTAGCTGGATTAAATTAAGGAGATAATTATGTCAGAACTACTAGAAAGTCGCTGGCAGGAAACCAAAGGCGCACTTCTTGAAGGCTTAAACGGCAACAAGAAAAGCGTGATGGCTGCTACACTTGAGAATACTCGTAAGTATTTGTCAGAGAGTGCAACAGCTGGTGCAAGTTCCGCCGGTAACGTCGCAACCTTAAATCGTGTGATCCTTCCAGTGATCAGACGTGTAATGCCAACCGTTATTGCTAACGAGTTAGTTGGTGTTCAACCTATGACTGGACCAGTTGGTCAAATCCACACATTGAGAGTACGTTATGCAGATGCAGTAGACTCAACAAGCGGAACAGACACAGCAGCTGGTGATGAGGCTTTAAGCCCATTCAAGATTGCTGAAGCGTATTCAGGTGCTTTAGATGATAAAGCAGCTGCTACATCAGCGTTAGAAGGCTCAGCTGGTAACAGACTTAGCATTCAAATCTTGAAGCAAACTGTAGAAGCGAAATCCAGAAAGCTA